AAGCACTCCAGCGAGGAGCTGTCTTGCTCCTTGACGAGATCGACCTTGCCTCTAATAAAATTCTCTGTCTCCAGTCTATCCTTGAAGGAAATGGAGTCTTTCTCAAGAAAATTGGACAGTTTGTTCGCCCCAGTGCAGGTTTCAACGTCATCGCAACCGCAAACACTAAAGGTAAAGGTTCAGACGATGGACGATTCATTGGAACTAACGTGCTCAATGAAGCCTTCCTTGAGCGATTCCCTGTAACCTTTGAGCAGGAGTATCCCACTGCTGCTACTGAGCAGAAGATCTTGGTGCGTATTGCTGCTTCTGTTGGTAAGCATGATGAAGACTTCTGTAAGCGACTTACAGACTGGGCAGACATCATTCGCAAGACCTTCTATGATGGTGGTATCGAAGAGATTATTAGCACCCGTCGTCTAGTTCATATTGTTCGTGCATATGGTATCTTTAATGATAAGGCAAAGGCAATTCAGGTTTGTGTAAATCGTTTCGATGATGAAACCAAGCAAGCATTCCTGGAACTTTACGACAAGGTTGATGCTGATTTTGTAATGCCAATTGACACAGAGGTTCCCTTTTGATATAATTATGGTTAACTCGTGGTCTCTCCTATACGATGAATTGAACATGGATGAATACCCGTATCCTGAGATTACAGTCTCACAAAAAACAACTATAGATTATGGATTAGATGAATATCCATATCCAGATTACACTGAACTATCAACGAATCAAATTATTGACGATGGTATGCGCCCGTGGGGGCATAGTGATATTGAATTTTTGATTAGCAACTCTACTATGAATAAAGACTACAACCACCGATACAAATATAGTGAGGCAGAAATCCTCAAAGAACTTTCAGATTACATTGCAGGAACATATCAACAGCACTATTCTGCTGGTGATGATAAGATTCAAACTCTTGATCTTATCGAAGCTTGTGGTGATGGTGAGGCATTCTGCCGCAGTAACATCCTCAAGTATGCATCACGATATGATAAGAAGGGCACTGCCCGTCGTGACATTATGAAGATTCTGCACTATGCTGTGCTTCTGATGCACTTCAATGACAAGAACGCTAATAGCGAAACTTATAACCAATGAAACTGAAAGAAAACACCATGAGACTGTCCGATTCTACTCTGACACTGCTAAAAAACTTTAGTAACATCAATCAATCTATTCTTTTTAAGAAAGGTAATTATCTTCGCACGATTAGTGTGATGAAAAATATTCTTGCTGAGGTTACAATTACTGAAGAGATTCCTCAAGATTTTGGTATCTATGACTTGAATCAGTTTTTGAATGGTCTGTCTCTCCATCAGAATCCTGATCTTGATTTTACAAATGAAGGATATGTTGTGATCAAAGAAGGCCGTTCTAGGTCTAAGTATTTCTTTGCTGATCCCAATGTAATTGTTACTCCCCCAGACAAAGAAATCACTCTTCCTAGTGAGGATGTTTGCTTTGAGTTGAATACAAAACAACTTGATAAACTCCTTAAAGCAGCTGCTGTCTATCAACTGCCTGATCTGTCTGCTGTTGGTGAAGCAGGTGTTGTAAAACTCGTGGTTCGTGACAAGAAGAACGATACCTCTAATGAGTTCTGTGAAATCGTTGGTGAAACTAACTCCGAGTTCTCTTTTAACTTCAAAGTTGAGAACATCAAGATTCTTCCTGGAACTTATGAAGTTGTTGTTTCGCAAAAACTTCTCTCTCGATTCACCAGTCGTGATTATGATCTAAAGTACTTTATCGCTCTAGAACCCGATTCTGTCTTTACTTGATGAAGCACATCCTCTTTACTCTTAAGGGATGTCCGTTTGAACTTCTTGATGACAGGGAGTTCGTTCGGATGCTTTTATACAGAGCAACCAAAGAGGCAAAGTCAACACTCCTGAATCTTGCAGTTCATAAGTTTGATCCTCAAGGTGTAACTGGTATCGCTATGCTCGCAGAGAGTCACATCAGCATTCACACCTGGCCTGAGAATGGTATGGCAGTCTGCGATGTATTTACTTGTGGGGATAGCGCAGAACCAGAAAAGGCAGTAGAATATATGCAAGAACAATTTAAGGCAACCGACATTGTTTTCAATAAATTTGAACGTCCTTTAAAATGAACATCTTTGCTACAGAGCAATGTCCACAAAAATCAGCAATTACTCTGCCAGATAAGCACATTGTCAAGATGCCTTTGGAGTCTTGTCAAATGCTTTCTATTATTTTTTCAAAGTGGTATTATGATTGGGGCACGTTGCCAAAAGCAGATGGTACTCCGTACTCTACTAAAAAAGGTGCCTTTCGCAATCACCCATCTACGAAGTGGGCTGCAGAGACTCTATACAATACTGCTTGGTTGATTCAGCACGGTTGTGCATTGACTAGCGAGTATCATTATAGGTATGGTAAGATTCATACCTGTGCCAAAACTCTATTTGAGGCGAAGAAACTATTTCATCGTAAAACAGAGATGGCAATCACTTACCATATTCAGGCAAACAACTTTGCTCGTGCAATGCCTGAACAATTTAAATATGATGATAGTATTGATACATTCACTGCTTACAAAATGTACATTGCTTCCAAACCTTGGGTAAAGGACAATTATCTTCGTAAACCTGAACGTAAACCTGATTGGATTTGATTATGCGTGATGAATTTCTTTGGGTTGAAAAGTATCGACCCAAAACTATTGACGAATGTATTCTTCCCGAAGATACAAAACAAACATTTAAAAACTTCCTAGATAAAGGCGAAGTACCTAACTTACTTCTGGCTGGGCCTGCTGGATGCGGCAAAACTACTGTCGCAAAAGCACTATGTAACCAACTTGGAGCAGACTATTATGTCATCAACGGATCCGATGAGGGAAGATTTCTCGATACCGTCAGAAATACTGCGAAGAATTTTGCTTCGACCGTCTCGCTTTCGTCAACTGCAAAACACAAAGTCATCATCATTGATGAGGCAGATAACACAACCAATGATGTACAACTCCTCCTACGGGCGTCTATTGAGGAGTTTAGTGGCAACTGCAGATTCATCTTTACCTGCAACTATAAAAACCGAATCATCGAACCCCTCCACTCCCGATGTGCAGTCATTGAGTTTGGAATTGGAGGAAAGCACAAACCTGCTATCGCTGCAGCCTTCTTCAAACGAATCCAACAAATCTTGGATGCAGAAGATATTGAATATGATAACAAGGTCCTGGTAGAACTCATCAACAAACACTTCCCAGATTGGAGACGTGTTCTGAATGAGTGTCAAAGATACTCTGCCGGAGGAGAAATAGACGCAGGCATTCTTGCAACTTTTAGTGATGTAAAAGTAAATGACTTGGTTAAAAAACTTAAGAAAAAAGATTTTCCCGAAGTACGTAAATGGGTTGTCAATAACCTGGACAATGATACTTCTGTCATACTGCGTCGTATTTACGATGCTTGTTATGATTCCATGGTTCCGAATAGTATTCCTGCTGCTGTGCTTACTCTCGCTAAGTATCAGTATCAAATGGCATTTGTGGCGGATCAAGAAATAAATATGCTGGCCTGTTTAACTGAAATTATGGTGGAGTGTGAATTTAAATGAGCAGACTTGATTATCCATTCTATGTAAATGGAGTTGACCGACGAGTTGAGTGGGACGAACTTGCTGGAGGCATTTGGAGTTCTTATTATAGTATTACCATGTATAGTCACTGGTTAAATTTTGATCGTGAACTTGATGACTTTGACACTTATGGTAATGTAAATCCTATGGATCTTGGAGGAATTATTGAATGTGCTTATTGTGGAGTTACAGGATCCGATGTTAGGTGGAATCTTGAACACATTCTTCCCCGAAAATACTTTCCAGAACTTGCTTTTGATTTGGACAATATAACTTTATCTTGTAGTTGCTGCAACAAAGAAAAGGGAAATAAAATTCCAGTTTCTATTGCTAAAAAGTTTTTGCCATATCAAAAACAAATGCTTAAACGGAAGGGTATTGATATTATGAACTACAGGAAAAAGAGGAGTGTGAATTCAAATGAGACATATTAATAATCACTATCTCAGAGTTGATGATGTTGAGATGAAGAGGATTTTAGAAATAATTACTATTAATAAAGATAAGGATCTGGAAGAAGTAAAAGAT